CCCAGATGGGGGCCCCGCTGAACCTGAAAGGAGTCATCTCTTGTATGTCACGAGCCAACGTTACTCTGGTCGCGAGACCTTCAGTGGACGTTGTTCAAGGGTTCCTGCCGGGATTAATTTCTCGACTCCGAACCTGCTCAGTGGCGTGTATTCGTGGCGGACTGGGGCCCGTGTTGTATCGGACCCCCCTGGATCACCTGGTACAGGTGGCCGCGACAGCTTTGGGATTCAAACCCCATCTGATCGCGGAAACCTCGCAGAGAAGCTTGCTGAACGCAAGCGTTATCTCGAGGAATTCCAGAGAGCGGCATTTCCCGCCGAAACTTCGACGGGATCTACCTCCACGAATCGTGTGTCTACCGTGGATAGCGGTCACCTGTTTATGTCTCACAAGACATTGCGGTGGCCGTACCGCGGACATGTCGATATGTATGATCGACCCCTTGATTGGGCTGATTCAGACATATGGGCATCCGTTGACAAGGGCTTGTACAACCCTTCACCCTACGCAGCCGGTATACCTGGTGAATCTAGGACTTCTCGTCCTGGGTTTCCTTCGGTCACCGATCGCCAAGGGATGGCAAATCGTTATTTTGCGTCAACGGCGCCTGACAGGCAGGATGCATCAATAGCCGTGACAGCCGTAGAGCTGTTACGGGGTGATGTCCCTTCTGTCCTGCGCAATTTCCGCCAAATGCAACGTCGGTATCGGTCTTACCAGACCAAACTGACGCTCAGGGGTTCAAAACAGGTGGCTCGCGCCGCCGGTGATGAATACCTGAATTTTGCATTCGGTTGGACTCCTCTTGTCAATGAGCTTGCCAACGTTTTGAAGGTTGGCATGACTCTTGAAAGAGCCGTGTACTACGAGTCGTTCCGTAGATCACGGAGATGGGATGGACCTTCCACCTCGTCTGTCGTACAGGATTTGGTCAGTGTTTCATGCACTGGCCTTCCCTATGACAGTGGATCCTTTACCCTTCCGGGTGAGGTTCCAGGTGGGAGTACTGGCTATGGTGGTTTGTTTCACCACCAGGTCACTACAGTGGAGTCGGAAGACTACCACTGGTCATCGCGGTATACCGGACTTGCAAAAGCCGGAATCCGTGCGAATTCCCTATCTGATCAGGCAGCAGACACACTCAAGAGATTGGGAGCTGTTGATGACCCCAGATTTCTCTGGGATCTGACACCTTGGTCCTGGTTGGTTGATTGGTTCACCACTATGGGTGACTCGATCTCCAACGCACGCACGTACGCCCCGATCAACGGGAAGTACACTGCTGATTTCGCCTATCTGACAACGAAACGTGTACGAAGCGTTCAAGGGATGATTACTCGTCCCTACGCGGCTGTACCGTCTCATTGGAAGCTTCGTCTGACAAAGCCCTCTTCTGGGGCTATTTCAACGACGAAGTGGCGAGATCGAGCGACACCTTTCGGTTTCGGTACGCAGTTGGCGAGCCTCAGTGGCTCCCAGTTCGCGATCCTTACTGCGCTCGGGCTTGCCCGAACGCGGTGACCACAACTGAACAACAACTGAAGAACAATTCAACATGGACAGGAGTCCAAGATGGCATACACCGACCCTCAGACCGTTACGATCAGCGGCACCCCGATCACCCTTCCCAGGGTGCTCACGGGTACTACCGTTGGTCGGTTCATCAGCGCTGATGCGAATGATGAACTGACGATCGATCCCCGCGGCACTGCAAAGCGCCGCCGCAACGTTGCGCGTTCCTATAAGAAGCGCTCTGTTGTTGATCCTCTCGGATCGGGGCTTTCGGTCATCGTCCAGGACATGGTTTCGATCACGATTGATCGTCCATCGACTGGAGTCACAGATGCTGAGATCGAAGCTCACGCTACCGGTCTCATCACCTGGCTGACGGCCTCGTCCAACGCGAACTTGAAGAAGCTCATCGCGGGCGAGAACTGACACTGTGGACGGCTTTCAGACCATTCTGATCCTTGCCGTTCTTGTCCTTTCGGGTGGCACCGGTCTCGCGATCGGTGCCCTCCTAGGGGCTGCAGTGTCTCGCCGGGGTAACCCGGCGTAGGTGCTCCCATCTTGGCTTGGAACACTAGCCCTTTGAAAGGGGGCAGCGTTGAAAAGCCAAGTTATTCTCCTTGAGCAACTCCTGCTGGACGCAGGAGAGGCTCTCGGGTTCAGCGCGGAACGTGACATCGTCACGCTCAAACAAAGATTCGAGAGTGAAGGCGAAGCCTTCCTCACGATCGCTCTCCCACGACTCGACGACTTCCTGTTGGAAGGTCTTCGAACCGGTTGCGCCCCATCCTTTCGAGGGTGGGCAACGGAGGGTGAAGTCCCCAGATTCCTAAATGGAGCCTGGAGGCTAATCTTTGATGGGTACGGCGAACTACTTCCGCACCCCAGCATTCCGGCAATACGCTGGATCCGTCAGATCTCGAGGTTCTGTAAAAAGATCTTCGAGGTTTGTGAGGAATCCCGCGTGGACGCGGCCATTGCTCAGTTCGTGACTACAGACAAGTGTCTGCCATCACGGGCTGAGATACGCTCTGCGCTCCCGCCGGAAGCTCGACGAGTTGCCCACTTGCTATACGGGCAACTTATCGGTGAGGCTATGGTGTCCATATCCGATGGACGCCACGGCCCCGGTGCTGTATCCGAATCCTTCGGCAACAATGAGAGGTGGGATTTCACCACTATCTCGTATGAAGTCGAAGAACTGATGGGCCCGGAGTACTTCCGATCCTCTTGGATCGACCTCCTTGAACGCCCGCCCCTCACTGGGGCTGTGCCTGCTCGGCTGGTTGCTGTCCCTAAGACAGCTACGACTCCTCGATTGATTTCGATTGAGCCGTCGTATAACCAGTTCGTTCAGCAGGCTCTCCAGGCGCGCATTAAAGCGCTTCTGGCGAGGGATGACTTCGCAAGTAATTACGAAGATCAAACCCACAATCAGCGGATGGCTATGCGTGGATCGGTGACTGGTCGTCTGGCCACCATCGATCTTAGCGAAGCCTCGGATCGAGTAACGATGTCTCTCGTTGAAGAACTATTCGGGTTTAACCCCGGATTCGTTCGATACTTGAAACTGAGTCGTTCCTCGTTCGTGCAGCTGCCGGGAGGTGAAC